CTCCGCCGTTTCTCTCTCCCGCTGGACCCTGAACCCTGCCGTTGTTGTTACAGTCGGCGGGATGGCGCCCGAACCTGACCGGACCCGCCCGATCGACGCCGATCCGCCGGCCGCCGACGCGGCGACCGCCCGCGCCGCCGTGTTCGTCCTCGAGGCGCGCCGCGCCGCCCGCCTCGAGCTACGCCGCGCCGCCCGCGCCGTCGTCGCCGGCTGGGGCGACGGCGACGACGTCGACCCTGACCGCCTGGACGCCCTCGTCGAACGTCTGTCCGCCGCGCTCGCCTGGCTCGAGGTCGACGAAGGTCCCGCCGATGGCTGACCGGCCGCCGCGCCTGTTGGACCTATTCTGCGGCGCCGGCGGCGCGGCGATGGGCTACCACCTGGCCGGGTTCGACGTGACCGGCGTCGACGTCGTCGATCAGCCGCGCTACCCGTTCGCGTTCGTCCAGGCCGACGCGACGACGTTCCCGCTGGACGGGTTCGACGTCATCCACGCGTCGCCGCCGTGCCAGGATCATTCGGCGATGCGGTCGCGGACCGGCCGGGATCACGGGACCGGCTGGATGTTGGCCGCGACGATCGACCGGCTGACCGCGTCGGGCGTCCCGTGGATCGTCGAAAACGTCGACGGCGCCGACGTCGGCGCCTATTGGTCGACCGTCTGCGGCGCGTCCCTGGGCCTGGCCGCCGGCGGGCGCGTGCTGAAACGTCACCGACGGTTTGCCTCGTCGGAAATGCTGATGGTCCCGCCGTGCGCCTGTCACGGCCGCCAGGTCGTCGGCGTCTACGGGACAGGCGGCGGCGGTCCGATGACGCGCGGCTACAAAGCGACGCGCACCGAAGGGAAAACCGCGATGGGCATCGACTGGATGGTCTGGAGCGAACTCGCCCAGGCGATCCCGCCCGCCTATACCGAACTGCTGGGCGCCCAGTTGATCGACGCGCTGATCCGCCATGGCTGACCCGAATCAGCCGCGCCTGTTCGGCCGCCCGCCGCGCACGACCCGCGCCCGACGCGGTCTGGACACGACCGTCGACAAACTCCGGTCGTCCGGCCGCCTCGAGGACGTCGACGCCGCCTGGATCGCCCTAGCCCGCGTGTCCGCCGATCAACTAGACGGCGCCTGTTCCGACCCTGACGAATCCCGCTACACGCGCGGTGTGCTGATCGCCCGTCACCTGGCCGTCCTGGACCGCCTGATCGCCCGACCGGAGTTGACCGATGACAGCGACCTTGACGCGCTGTACGCCGGCCTACGCGACACGCCGGGACCCTGACCGCCCGACGATCGGCGCCGACGTCGCCGCGACGGCGCGCCTGTTGGGACGGCCGCTGATCCCCTGGCAGCGCGACCTCGTCGACGTCGCCGGCGAACTCCGACCCGACGGCGGGTTCCGCTACCGGTACGTCGTGCTCATCGTCCCGCGCCGCGCCGGAAAGACCCTGGCCGTCCTCGCGTACGCGTTGACCGTGACCCGACGCCGGCGCGGGTCAAAGGCGTTCTACGCCTCGCACCGCCGCGAAACCGCCGCGGCCCTGTGGCGCGACGACTGGTCCGCCTGGCTCGAGGATTCGCCGCTGTACCCGCGCCACCTACGCCTACGCCGGTCGAACGGGTCCGAAGCGATGACCTGGCGACACAACAGGTCGACGTTCCGTCTGCTACCGCCGAACCCGAACGCGATCCGGTCGTTCTCCGCGGACGTCGCGTTCGTCGACGAAGCCCGCGAGTTCTCCGGTCCGTCCGGCGCCGACCTCGAGGCCGCCGCGTTCCCGACCCAGGCGACCGGCCTGGGCGGACAGGCATGGATCGTGTCGAACGCCGGGACGTCCGCGTCGGACTGGTTGGCGAAATGGCGCGACCTGGGGCGCCTGGCCGTCGACCTCGAGGACTCGCCGATCTGCTACCTCGAGTTCGCCGCGCCCGACGGCGCCGACCCGGACGACCCAGCGACGCTCGAGGCCGCGCATCCTGGGATCGGGTTCCATGTCCGGACCGACGCGATCCTGGCTGACCGGTCCGTCATGTCGCCCGACGCCTGGGCCTGTGAGTACCTGGGTCTGTGGCCCGACGCCCTCGAGGATTCGACCCTCGTCGACGCCTGGACCGCCGCCGCGGTCGCGCCGGCCGACCTCGAGCTATCCGACGGACTGGTGTTCGCCGTCGAACTGGACGAGGACCGCGCGACCGCCCAGATCGTCGCCGCCGCGGCCGGCGCGGGCGGCCGGATCGACCTCGAGCTACTCGAGCACCGACCGCACGGATCCTGGCTGGGACCCAGGGTCGCCGAACTCGTCGACCGCTGGGCGCCCGCCGCGGTCACCTACGACGCCGGCGGACCCGCCGGCGCCCTCGCGCCCGAACTCGCCGACGTCGCGACCGCCCTCGTACCTATGAACACCCGCGAAACCGCCGCCGCCGCCGGATACCTGTACGACCGGATCCTGGCCGGCGACGTCGCCCACGGCGCCGACCCGCTCCTCGACGCCGCGGTCCGCGCCGCCCGCCGCCGCCGCGTCGGCGGATCCTGGGTGTTCGACCGCCGACAGACCGGCGCCGGCGCCCTCATCGGCGCATCCCTCGCCGCCTGGATCCACCGCAACGGCGCCGGCCGTGCGCCGAACGTCGCCTAGTCCGAAGATCACGCCACGCACCCGAAGATGTCGCAGTGTCGGGTCGGGTGCAACGCCTGGTGTGCGAGCCGCCCTAGGCGCAGCGACTCGGGGCTACCGATCGACGGGCCTTCCAGCCAGTCGGTGACGCACTGGGCGAACAGGCCACGGCACGGCGGATCGTGTGGGCAGGCGGTCGTCATCGCCCAATCCTTACTCGCAAGATCACGCCACCGCGGCCGGCGTTCCTGGTTGACGCTCGCCGCGAGTTACACGAATGTGTGACCGTGCTCGGCCGTGGACGACGTCAGATCGCCCGCGCCGCCGTCACCAAACAGGCCGCGAACGGCCTGGAAAAGGTGATCGCCGACGCCGTGAACGCCCGCCTGTCCGGCGTCGCCCTGACCCCCGACGAGTTGCCGATCGTCGTCGCCTGCCGCGACCTGATCGCGAACACGATCGGTCACCTCCCGATGATCGCCTACCGCGGCAACCAACCGCGACCCGATCAACCCGCGGTGATCGTCCGACCGGACCCGTTCGAGCCGCGCTGGCAGACCCTGCACCGGCTGACCAACAACCTGACCGGCTGGGGACACGTCTGGCTGATCCCGACCGCCCAGTACGCGAACGACTATCCCGCCGCGGTCCAGGTCGTCGACGCCTCGCGTGCGCACGCGACGTTCGACCCGACCGGCCGGATCGAGTCGGTCTACTACGACGGCCGGCGCCTCGAGCCTGGCCCGTCCGGCGCGATCCTGATCCCCTGGCGCGTCCCCCAGGCCGGATCGCTGGGACGGTCGCCGCTCGCTGACTGTTGGCGCGCCGCTGAGTACCTGGCCGCCCTGTACGACATGGCCGGATCATTCTGGATGGCCGGGTTCCCATCCATCGCCGTCATGGTCAAACAGGCGTTGAACCCGACCCAGACCCGCGAACTGAAAGATCAGGTCCTGGGCGCCTGGGCGCGGCGGCACGAACCCGCCGTGATCGACCGCGACGGATCCCTGTCCCAGGTCGGATCGTCCGCGGTCGAGTCCCAGCTGGTCGAGTCGATCGCCGTCGCCAACACCGAGATAGCCCGCGCGTTCGGCGTCATGCCCAGCCTGGTGAACGTCGCCGCCGGCGATTCGCTGACGTACGCGACGACCGAAGGTGAGTTCTCGAAGTGGCTGAAGGTCGGACTGGGTCAGTACCTGTCGCGGATCGAAGCGGCGTTCTCTGATCTGACGCCGTACGGGACCGAAGTCCGTTTCGACACGACCGAACTACTCCGCACCGACCTCGAGGCGCGCTGGAACGCCTACGCGATCGGCGTCCAGAACGGCTGGATCCTGCCCGCCGAAGTCCGCGAACGCGAAGGGTTCCCGCCGCTACCCGCCGGCGCCCAGCTCGCGCCGCCCGCGCCGCTGTCCAACATGCTCGCCGACCCGCCCGCCCAGACCGCCCAAACAGGGAGAACCGCTATGCCCCGTCAACTGACCGCCGTCGCCCGCGCTGCAGCGACGCTGACCGCCGGACACATCGGGATCGTCCGCCGCGCCCCTGTCGTCGCCGGCGACGACGCCTCGCGCACGATCGCCGTCTGTCTCGTCCCCTGGGGCGAAGTGGCGCGGGTGACCGACGACGGCCGGTCGTTCTACGACGAGTCGTGGACGCCTGGGTCGCTGTCGCCGGCCGACCTCGTCGCCGTGTTCGACGGTCACCGCCCGACGCCGGCCGGCGTCGAACGCGGACCGCTGATCGGCCGCGCCGCCGACCTCGAGGACCGACCCGACGGCCTGTACGCGACGCTGACGCTCGCCGACACGGCCGCCGGCCGCGACGCCTACGCCCTGGCGCGCACGATGGGCGCCGTTCACGTTTCGATCGAAGCCGACGTCCAGACGTCCGGCGCGGACGGCGGGTCGATCGTCCGTTCGGCGACCGATCCCGGCGTCCTGACCGGCGTCGCGATCTGTTGGCCGCCGTCGCGTGGCGCGTTCGCCGGCGCGGTCGGCGCCGCCCGCGCCCAGGCGACACCGGTCGAACCCGACGTCCCGCCGGCCGACCCCGACGATCCCGACGCGCCGGTCGCGCCCGACGAGGTGATCAGCCGCGCCGAAGTCGCCGACCTCGTCCGCACAGCGGTCGCCCGCTACGGCCTGTCCCGCGCCGTCGGCCAGACCGTGTCGCCGCTGTCGCGCTACCAGACGTTCGACGAACTCCACGCCGCGGTCCGCGCCGCCGGCCGCGACGAAGCCCAGACCCTGTCGCGCCAGTTCGCCGACGCCTACACCGCGCACCGCGCCGCCGTGCGCGCCCTGGTCAACCAGATCACGACCGACAACCCTGGCGTGATCCCGCCCGCGTGGCTGACCGACACGTTCGGGATCGTCGACCGCGGCCGACCGACGATCACCGCGCTCGGCGGACCGCGTTCGCCCGGGACGTCTGGGATGGACGTCCACTGGCCGTACTACGACGGCGACCTGACCGCCATCGTCGGCGAACAGGTCGCGGAGAAAACTGAAATTGTCAGTGTCCTCGTGTCGTTCAAGCGCGGCCAGGCGACCCTCAAGACGTACGCCGGCGGATCGGACGTGTCGTACCAACTCCAACGGCGATCCTCGCCGTCGTACATGTCGCTGTATGACCGGATCTTGCAGATCGCCTACGGGATCACGACGGAGAACGCGTTCGTCGACGCCCTCGTCGCCGGCGCCGGTCACACGATGGTCCTGGGCGACCCGATCACCGCGCCGCTGGGCGATATCAAGTCGTTCCTGTTCGGCGCGTCCGCCCATGTTCGGACCGTGACCGGCGCGCCGGCGTCGGCCGTGATCGTGTCGTCCGACGTGTTCGCCGCCTGGGGCGCGCTGGACAACCTGTGGCCGACCCAGTACGGGACCCAAAACACCGCGGGGACCGCCGACGCCGCGACGCTTCGCGTCAACGTCAACGGACTCGAGATCACTGAGGCGCCGATGGCGCCGGCCGGGACGGTCCTGGTGACGAACGAACAGGCGGCCGCCTGGCTCGAGGAAGGTCCGTTCCTGGCGACGTCGGAGGACGTGTCGAAGTTGGGGACCGACGTCGCGATCTGGGGGATGGGATGCCCTGGTCTGTTCCTGCCCGAAGCGGTCGTCAAGTCGACCGCCGTCGCCGGCGCCGCCGCCGGCCGTGGACGGACCGCTGACAAGTCGTAGGCATGCCGTCGCCGTACTGCACGCCGGCGGACGTCCTCGCACGTCTACGCCTCGCGCCGGATCATCCCGACGCGCCGTACGTCGCGGACTGTACGACGGTCGACTGTGAACTGATCGACGACCGCCTGGCCGTCGAAGTCGACGGCGTCCTGACGCCGCCCGCCGCGCCGTACCCGCGTCACCTGTGGCGCGCCGCGATCAGCGCGTCGGTCGACGTCTACCGGAACAAGGATCGCGATTCGGACACCCAGGGTTCCTGGGCGAACGGCGTCACCGCGCCGCCGCCCAGGATCCCGAACGACGTCCTCGAGCGTGTCGACGCCCTACTGGCGCCGTCGCGTCACGTCTGGGGTATCGGGTGATCCCCTTGTGATCGCCGGCCTGGACGACGTCCGCGCGACCGTGACCGCCGCCCTGACCGACGCGTTCGCCGCCCTCGAGGCGCCGGCGTCGTCGGTGCCTGTCCACGCGTACCCGCCCGACGAACTCGCCGTCCCCGCATGCTGGATCGTGTCGCCGTTCGGGATGCGCCCGTCCGATCCGCGGACCGTCGTCGCCGAAGTGTCCGTGATCATCGTCGTCGACGGCGCCGAACCCGCCCAGATCGCCGCCCTGGACGTCCTCGAGGCCGCCGCCTGGGTCGCCCTCGAGTCGATCGGGACCGCGACGCTCGCCGTACCGACCGCGTTCGCCGCCGGCGGTCCGACCCTGCACGCCGTGACCGTGACCGCCGACGTCGACGTCGACGTCCGCACCCTGTGCCCGCCCACAACCGCGACCGCGCCCGCGCGTCGCGCCCAGTAACTACGGAGGATCCATGCCCGCGAAGGTGACGAAGTTCGGACCAGGAACGCTGACGATCGGCGAAGTCGGGACGCCGCTGGACGTGTCCTGTCAGGTCATTTCCTGCCAGGTCGAATGGGACAAGGACAAGGACGACGACATCGTCGTCCTGTGCGGCGAAACGGTCGCCGGATCGACGATCTACTCCGCGCAGATCACCGGCGAGATGTTCATTGATCCGGAGGACGCCGCCGGGATCCTCGCGCTGTCCTGGTCGGACAAGGGGACGACGGTCCCGTTCGAGTTCACGCCGAACACGGCGGCCGGGACGGCCTGTTCCGGCGACCTCGTCCTGGACCCGCTCGCGTTCGGATCCGACGAACCGAAGGCGAACATGACGTCGGATTTCACCTGGGCATGTGTCGGCGAACCCGTCCTGACGTTCGCCGCGCCGCTCGCCGCCGACGACGAGGCCGACGACCTCGTCGACGCCTGATGGCCGCCGCCGTCCGACTCGAAGGCGCCGACACACTGGCGCGCACCCTGGGCGCCGCCGCGCGCCAGCTCGAGGACCTGACCGCGACGAACCGACAGGTCGCCGCCGGGATCGCCGCCGCGGCGAACCCGCCGCGCCTGACCGGCCGCCTGGCCGCGTCGATCCGCCCGACCGCGACGGCGACGACCGCCGCGGTCGACGTGTCCGTCCGCTACGCCGGGTTCGTCGAAGCGCGCACCGGGTTCCTGGCCGCCGCTGTAGCGACGCGTGAGGCCGCGTCGCTGGATCTGTACGCCCAGGCGGCCGACGCCGCCCTGGCGAACGTACGGGGCGCCTGATGGGCACCGGGCGCCTGTCGACGCCGCGCCTGCACGTCGTCATGATCGACGGCGCCGAACACGACGTCCAGGCGTTGAACGTCGACCTCGTCGCCTGGGACCGTGACCGCGCGAAACACAAATGGCCGTCACCCCAGGACGCGCCGTTCGTCTGGCTCAACTATCTCGCCTGGCATGTCCTGACCCGCGAAGGCGCGGTCCCGACGATGACACTTCGCGAGTTCGAGTCCGCCGCGGCCGAAGTGTCGTCCGGCGACCGCGACGAGGACGCCGGCGATGCCGTGGACCCTACGAACACGGGACGCGCGCCCGAATGATCGTCCAGATCGCGATCGCGACCGGGACCGCGCCGTCGGCCTGGTGGGACGAGGACGACGCGACCCTCGCGACCGTGATCGACGAACTCGAGGACCAGGCCGACCGGATCCGGGACCGGTAGGACGATGGCCGCCCGCGACGCGACGATCGCGATCAAATTCGTTTCCGACACGACCGACGCGACGAAAGGGTTCGACGAGGTTTCGAAGTCGGCCGGCGGGTTCCAGTCCGGCGTCGACAAAGCGGCGAAGGTCGCCGCGATCGGCGGCGCCGCCCTCGTCGCGTTCGGAAAATCGGCGTTCGACGCCGCGTCCGACGCACAACAGGCGTCCGGCGCGGTCGACGCCGCGTTCGGCGGGTCGGCCGACGCGATCCACACGTTCGCGAAGTCGTCGGCGACGTCGGTCGGCCTGGCGTCCGGCGATTACGAGGCGATGGCCGCGACGTTCGGCGCGTCCCTCAAAAACATGGGAGTCGCCGCCGACGACCTGGCGCCGACGACGAACGACCTCGTATCGCTGGGCGCCGACCTGGCCGCCCAGTACGGCGGGTCCACCGCGGACGCCGTCGCCGCCCTGTCGTCGTTGTTGCGCGGCGAAACGGACCCGATCGAAAAGTACGGCGTGTCGATCAAATCGGCGGACCTGGCCGCCCAGAAAGCCGCGATGGGCCTGGGCGACCTCGAAGGCGAAGCGGACAAGGCAGCGACGACCCAGGCCGCGCTCGCACTGTTGACCGATCAGACCGCGTCGGCGCACGGCGCGTTCGCCCGCGAGGCGAACACGGCGGCCGGCGCCCAGCAACGATCGAACGCGCAGATTAAGAACGCGACCGCCGCGATGGGGACCGCCCTACTGCCCGTCATCGCCCAGGTCGCGACCTGGCTGGGGACGATGGCCGGGTTCGTCCAGGACAACATCGGACTTTTCCAGGCGTTCGCCGGGATCCTGGCCGGCGTCGCCGCGACGATCCTCGTCGTCAAAGGCGCGACGATGGCCTGGCAGGCCGCGCAAATGGTCGCGAAGGCAGCGACGACCGCCTGGACCGCCGTTCAATGGCTGCTGAACGCGGCGATGACCGCGAACCCGATCGGCCTGGTCGTGATCGCGATCGCCGCCCTCATCGCGATCATCATCGTCGTCGTCAAAAACTGGGACGCCGTCACCGCCGCGTTCGCCGCGACCCTCGACTGGCTGAAATCGAACTGGGACCTCGTCCTCGCGATCATCCTGGGACCGATCGGGATCGTGATCAGCCTGATCAAACGCAACTGGGACACGGTCACCGCCGTGTTCGGCGCGTTCCTGGATTTCGTGACCGGCGTGTTCGACAAAATCGCGTCGGTCGCCTCGAGTGTGTGGAACGCGATCCGGTCGGTCGCCTCGAGTGTGTGGAACGCGATCCGGTCCGTCGTCGATTCGGTCACGTCCGCAATCCGGTCGGCGATCAGCGCGGTCGGCGCGGTCGCCTCGAGCGTGACCGGCGCCATTTCGTCGGCGTTCTCGTCGGCGTTCAACGCCGTGTCGGCGGTCGCGTCGGCCGTGTTCGGCGCGATCCGGTCCGTGATCACGACGATCGGGTCCGCCGCGTCGACGGTCGCGTCCGCCCTGTCGTCGACCCTGTCGTCGGCGTTCAACACGGTCAAAGCCGCCGGGACCGCCGCGTTCAACGTCCTGTTGGCCCCGATCCGCGCCGCTGAATCGGCGATCAACGCGATCGTCGGCGCCGTGAAATCGCTGATCGACGCACTGTCGAAAATCAAGATCCCGAAGCTGCCGTCGCTGTCGGATCTCAACCCGTTCTCGTTGATGGTCCCAGGGGCGCCGGTACCGGCCGGCCTGGGCGCCGCGCCGACCGTCGCCCGACGAGGTCTGACCGCCGCGGGCTCTACCGGCGCCGGCGGGATCACGATCAACGTTTCCGGCGCCCTGGACCCTGACGCCGTCGCCCGACAGATCGAAAAGATCTTGGCCGGCCGCTCGAGGCGCGTCGGCGGCGTCGGCCGCCGCGCGGGTGTCCTGTGACCGTCGACAGGAAATACCCCCTGACCAGGGGCGATGCATGCGAGCTCAGAAACATACGTTCGATCCGTTCGGGTGTGCTGTGACCGCGCCGGACTGTGTCGTGTTCGTCAACGGCGCCCAGCTCGCCGACACGGCCGCCCGCCTGCACGACCTCGAACCGACCGCGCTCGCCGACCTGACGATCGAATGGGGACGCGCCAACACGTTCGACCAACCTTCGCCGGCGACCTGCACGTTCGCCGTGCTCGACCGCCGCGGCGGGACCCTGTTCACCGAACGCCTGCACGTCGGCGACCCGCTCGAGGTCTACGCCGCCGGCGACATCGCCCAGGGAACACCGGTCGACGTCGCGCTGGACGGCGGGTTCGAAGCCTCACCGATCGGACCGGCCGGCGACCGTGTCACGACCGCCGCGCCGGCCGTCGCGACGATCGTCGCCGACCCGACCCACACCGGGACCCGCGCCGTGTCCGTGTCATCGCCGACCGCCCGCGCCGTCCTACGGATCCCGCCGGCCGCGTTCACGCCGACCGACCCGACCGGCTGGGACACGATCCCGCGCCTGGGACCGAACCCCTGGTCCTGGTCTGTCGCCGTGTCGCCTGCCCTGCACGCCCGCGCCGGCGTGATCGGGATCGGGTTCGCCGGACCTCAAACCCTCGAGCCGACCGGGATCGTCGGCGTCCAAACCCACTACGTCTGGGGCGACGCCGACGGCGCCTGGACGACCGTTCACGACGACGTCATCGCCACCGCGGCGACGGCCGACGATTGGCTGGGCCTGTCCGTCGCCGTCGACCTGGCGACCTGGCAGGCGCCGTACGGTCCGCCGCCGTCGACGCCGTACCCGTGGACCGCCGCGCCGGGGACCTGGGCGGACTACGGACCGTCGTACGCCGACGACGTCGTCCTGTCGGCGCCGGCCGGCGGGACCGTCCGGTCCGTCCTCGCGTTCGCCGGCCGGATCACCGACCTGACCGCCCAGATCATCGACCCTGACGGGACGCTCGGCGTGACCGTGACCGCCGTCGACCAACTCGCCGACCTCGAGAACCGTTACGTCGGCGACGTCCCCTGGCTCGCCGAACCGTTCGCGACACGCGTCGGACGGATCACCGCGGCGGCCGGCGTGACCGTACCGGCGACGATCGACCCGCGCCTGGCGCCGCTGACCGTGTCCTGGCGCGACGTCGACCACCAACCCGCCGCCGGTCTACTCGCCGAACTCGCCGCCGGCGTCGACGCCGTCCTGTGGTCGGCGACGCATTCGACGACCGGTCCGTACCTGTGGTTCGAGGACGTCGGCGACCGCACGTCGGGCGAAATCCTCGAGGTCGTCGATGGGATCGTGACGATCGTCGTCGACTCCGAACGGCCGGCCGGTCGGACACGGATCGACGGCTGCCAGATCGCCGCCGAAGAACTCACCTGGGTCCGCGACGTGTCCGACGTGATCACCCGCGTCGACGTCACCTGGAAAGAACAGACCGTCGACCAGGACGGTCTACCGTCGCCGACCGACCGCGCTGTCCGTGTCGCTGACGCCGCCCTCGAGGCCGGCGGGAACGTCCGCCGCCTGGGCCTGTCGACGCCGCTGATCAGCGAACCCGCCGCGATCGACGTCGCCTCGAGGGTCCTGGCGCGCACGAACTCGCCGGCCGGCCGGATCGACGGCCTGACCTGGGACCTGGGCCTGTTCCCGCCCGCGGCCGGCGTCGACATGGCCGCCGCGCTGGACCTGTTGGACGGGACGATCCGGATCGGTCGCGGCCTGATCGTCGACCGCGCCGACCTGTGGCCTGATGGCGGACCGGTCGGCGTCTACCTGGACGGCGGGTCGTACACCTACGACGGCGCCTGGACGCTCGGCCTGGTCGGGTCGCCGCTCGCCGGTCTGGGAACGTCGGCCGCCTGGGTCGACCTCGACCCTGGCTGGGCCTGGGACGAGTTTGACCCGACGATCGAATGGATCGACCTGTTCGGCGTCGCCGGACCGTTGTCCGCCGGCCGCCGGCGCCTACCTGAGAGGATCCGCTGATGGGATCGACGCCGATCTACGGCCTGCCCTACCCCGAACCGACCGACCCTGTCGCGAACGGCGCGGCGGATATCCGCGGACTCGCCGAAGCGGTCGAACCGCGCCTGTCCAGCCTGAACGGCGCCGTGACCGCCCTCACCGGCCAGGGTTACAAGGGACACGCCTACTCCGCGGTGACCCATCCCGGCATCGCCGCCGCCGAAGTCAACCTGAACGGGATGCGGGTCGACTGGGTCGTGGAAGCGGGCCACCAATACTTGATCGTGTCGACCTGTACCTACAACGTCGACGCCGGCGGGATCCTCGTTCAACGCAACGTCGCCGGAAACGGGACGTTCGGCGTCGCCCAGTTGACGATCCCGCCCGGTAGCTGGGGGACCGTCAACAACCTGGCGCTCTACTCCGGACCGGCCGGTCCGAACTTCATCCAGGTGACCGCCCAGATTTCCGCCGGTTACGCGACCGCGAACGACCGTCAACTGATGATTTTCGACCTCAGTTAGAACCGAAGGGACCTCACCGATGGCTTACTCAGATCAGGCGCTACTGGCCAGCGACCTGGATTTCGTCAACCGACTCGCCGCCGCCGCCGCCGTCGAAGTCTACCTGGCCGGCGAGCAACCTGTCCAGTGGGCG